CCTAATCGTCTTAAATTTCTAATGTCATCTTTATCTAATCTAGCTTCATGTTCTGCTTCTACATTTACATAAAGAGCTTCATCATAAGTAGATTCTATTCTATCTTTTACATAGGCTCCTTTATATAGTATACCTCCATGTACTCCAAATGATTCATAGTTTACATCTTCTTTCAATTGAAATTCCATTGGGAATACAAATTCTTCTTCTTTTAATAGCTTATTTTCTGCTAAGTATCCTTTTAAATCGAAATCTTTCATTTTATTTTGTTTTATTTTAAGAGTAATCTGGGTCTTTTTCAATAGATTTTAATAAGTTTTCTATGTCTTTATCTCCTGAATTATAAGATATCACCATATCAGGCTCTGATAGTCTAGTTCCTACTTTATTACCTATTTTTCCACTTTTTTGTGCAGATTGTAAAATGTCTAAATCTTCAGGGCTTAATTTATTTACTCCATATTGCCAAATACCAATTTTTGAGTTATAATATTCTTGTTGAGATTCTAATTTTTCTATTCTACTATTAATATAAGCTTGTACCTCATTTTCTATTTCAAAAGGATTTCCTTCTTTTTCATATCTATTTTTGATATCATATAATTTTTCTAAACCAAGACCATCTATGTATGGTTTTTCATCTATGAGATTGTTTTCTTTTAATAGCTTGTTTTCTGCTAAATATTTTTTTAAATCAAAATCTTTCATATCTTTTTATTATTTCATTGATAATATTCTCTCGATTTCTTGTCTTGCTTCTTCTTTACCTTGTTTTGAAAATTTATTTCCACCTTCTATTGAGTCTCGACGATCCATATTAGCATATTTAGCATATTCTCTCATTAACCCTTTAATATAATTAGTTACACCTAGTGTTTCAGATTGAATATCCTCTTTATTATCAACAATATCAGCTAATCTTTCAAACATTTGATTTAAACCTTGTTTTACTGAAGATTCAACTGCTTCACTACTGATAGTCATATCAATTTCCTCTAATTCTTCTTGGTAATTAAGATCCAACTCATTTACAAACTCATAAACCAAATCAATATAATTATCTACTGCTACATTAGTCATAAAAGGAGGGTCAACTTCATCTTCAAATTCTTCTAATGAATCTCTTAAGATATCTCCACTAAATTCTCTAAATTGTTTGTATGATAAATTTGAATACTTATCTCTTATAAAACCAATAAAATCTAATATTACATTAGTTTCTTCTGGATTTGGTTCTAGTGCTGAATTTTCCATGTTTGATAATGGAGTTTCAAAATCAACCTCAGAATTTATAGTTATTGATCCTTGTTCTTCTTTTACTAACTTGTTTTCAGCTAAATATTTTCTTAAATCGAAATCTTTCATTTTTTAAAATATTGGGCAATTGCCGTTTGCACATAGTATTTCTGTTACTATAGTGTTTGCTTTCGCGTATGGGTTTATAATGTTTTCTTTTCCTTCTTTTAATGTCATATATGAACCTGGGTTAGAAGGTGTAGAAACAAAATCCCAACATAATAATTCAAAATCATCTTGAACTTCCATTATATCTCCATTTTGTTCTAATGAACCCATTCCTCGTGATGATACTCCTACTGTAATACCACTATCAATTAATGCTTTAAGTATGTTTCCTGATGGTGTAGGTAATATTTCTATTGTACCCATTATGTTTTTACCATCCCAATTTATGTCTTTGATGTTATGTGAAACATTTTTTAAGTTAACAACTTGAGATTCAGGGTGATCTAATTCACCACATGCTCTATTTTGATTAACTAATTCCATGTACTTATCTATTTCTCGTTTCCATAATTCTTCAGAATAAAATCTACCATTACCATTTTTAACCTCACAGGTTGCTAGTATGCCTTGTACTAAAGGATTACCTCTTTCAGACATATGTCCTTCTGATAGTAAACCTTTAGTAGGTTTGAATAATTGAGTTTCTATAAGTACTTGTTTCATATTAAAAATCTCCCATTTTAAGACCTAAATGTTGCTCTATCATACTCATGATTTCATCTATACTCATTCCTGCTTCATAAGCTGCTTCAGCTGCGTCTGCTAAAGCTTCTATATGCATTGGAGCATCCATGTCTTCTTCCATCATATCTTTTTGTAGCTTAGCTGTTTTTTCCAATTCTTTATTTAATTCTTTTTGATTGTTTACTTCCTGTTCTGTTGCCTCATTAGTTTCATCTTCATTTAAACCAAAATAATCCATATAATTCATATGTGAAAATCCTCCTCCTGTTACTATACCACCGGCTAATGAAACTGAATGTTCTTTTAGTTTACCATAACCACTTGACTTATGTGGTCCTTTTGGTTCTTCAGTTGGTCCTAAACTTGGGACATCATCAGTATAACCTAAATCTTGTTCTCCAAATTGTCCATTTTTAGTATAATATATAGAATCTTTTGCTAAGTTTTTGTAAACAATTTCTAACAATTCTTGATCTGTTTTTCCTTCATTTTTAGGATCTTTTAACTCACAATAATACCCCATTTGGATTTGACCAAAAATCATATTATCTGGAGTTTTTTTATCCTCATAATCGTAATTATGTTCATCAATTTCTTCTACTTCTTTAGATACTTTTTTCTCCTCAGCTTTTACTTCAGCTTCAGATATAAATTTTTCAAACGCTGTTTCGTATGATTCTTTTTTTCTTTCTAGTGGGTTACCAATCATAGGAGTACCAACAAAGTTTTCAGAAATTATGTTTTTCTGTTTTAATATTTTAGATACTTCATTAAATGAAGAATTATTTTTAATTAAATTAGGAAATTGACGTTTTGCCTCCTTAAGAAAAACACCTTTGTGACCCTTGTCTTCTTTAATTAATCTGTATTGTTCTGTTAGTGTTTTCATTATTCACTTTGTTTTAATAATTTTATAATATCATCTAATAATTCATTTGCCATATCTGTTGAATAAACTATAGCATATGAACCTGGGTTTTCATTGTAATATTCAGCTGTTTCATTTTTAGCATTTGATAATAAAGGGGAAATTGAGTTTACTTTTTCTTCTATTTCATCAAATACGTTAATTCTTTTTTGTTGGAAATCACTATATTCCCATAATTGTTTTACCTCAAAACCTTTAGGTTTAATTTTGGGTACAGGCTTATATCCTAGTTTATAGTAATAAATATCAGCAGCCCCCTTAGACTTCTTATTTTTAGCAAATGCTCTTGGAGTTAGATATCCTATTCCTTCACCTTCTTCTAAATTAAGACCTATTACATCGTCCATTTTTACAAGATACCCTTTACCATCACTATCATCAGTTACATAATAATCAAAGTCTTTTGTTCTTAACTCAACCGTACCAGAGTGAGCTACATTACCTTTTCGGTATATAACTGTATCTCCTACCTCATAAACATCTTTAGTTTCAGGACCTTGTAAAGCATTTTCATTAACTGATTCATCAATAGAAAAGGCATTACTAAAAGCATTATATAATTTATTAAGTTTATTTTGTACCCCCATATAATCAAATGAGTCAGGAGCCATACCTTGAAGAAGATTACCTTGTGGTTTGTTACTATGTTTACCTAATTCTCCCTCTAATCTTTCTAAATTTCTAACAAGATTGTTAAATGTTTTAAGAGCTAATCTTAGTGATTTATTAATGTTAATAACATCTAATTGTGTCCATTGCTCGGATTGTTCATTAACTGATTCTTTTAATCTTAATACTCTTTTATATTCTTCAGGATAGTTTTTTCTAATGTGTGTTCTGAATGTATTGAATAATTCTTGAATTTCAGCCGCTAATTTATCTATAGCAGGGTCATCTTTAGATTTTCCAGTTTTTTCTAATTTAGACAAGAAATCTTTTGCTTTTTCTAACTCTTTATATGTTGAAGTAAAGTCAGCTACATCTTTTACATCCCAAGTAATAGCCCCAGTTTCAGGGTTAACATCTGTTACAGTAGATTTTTTACCACCTTTAGTATCGGTGTCACCAACTTCTATTTCTTTAAGCTTGAACTTGTACATTTGTAGTTTTTAATTCTTCTATTAAATCGTAATATTGTAACAAATTAATTAAATCATCATCTTTAACTTTTGATGTTTTACCTATTGTGGGAAGAATTTTAACTACCTCTTCAATTTTGATTTGAGTAGTTTTATCTTTAACTTCTTGGTTTAAATTAGATAATTTAATTTTTATTTCATTAACTTTAAGATTATGAAATTCTCTTAATTTGGGGGTGTTATCAATTGAGTTTAATAACTCTTTTAAAATTATTTTTTGTTCCTCTAGTAAATTATCATATTTAGTATTAAACTTATCTAAAAGTACTCTATAGGTTAAAGTTCGTAAACCTTTATCATATCCCTGAAATTCTTTAATTACGTTTTCTTCTACCTTTTCTTTAGAAATAGGAGCAGCTGTTATGTGTTCAAGAATAGTTATTTTATTGTTTATAATTTGTTGAGGATTATTTGAAGATTCTTGGGAAAAACTTTCTATTAAAGTATAAAAAGCAGCTTGTGTCTTATAATGGGGTAATTTATGAGAAAAAAATTTAGATAAATCGTAGTGTTTTTTAATTTCACTAATTAAATTATATTTTTGTCTTTTTAAAGCTCCTCTATTTAAGTGTTTAGAAGAATTAATTAAAGTATCAACTATAATATTAGCTTTCGTTTCAGTAAGGTTATTCTTTGAAAATAAACTTTCATACAATTTATATTCTTTTCCTAATTCTGTTTTAACAAAATATTGTTGAAGTATTTTATTAGCTTTAGAATTTTTACCCTCTAGAGTGTCTGAAGTTATTTGTCTTACCAATAATTCAAATAGAATACCGGCGTTTTTATACTTCGAATGTTTTATGTTCATTCCTTTTGGTTTAGAATTTAGTTATAAATATATAAAAAATATTTACTCTTTCAATTGGTTTTCATCTAATAAACTTTCTCCTTGTTTATTTTGCTCAAAAACTAATTGTTTTTCAGTACGAGGTGGACGAGGTGCCTTTTCAAGCATAGTTTTTGTCTCTAAAGCTAATGGAGAACCACCTTTAAATTTAGGTTTTATGCTATTAGATTCATTGTCATCATTTTTCATTCCCTTTCTACCTAATGGGTCTTTACCAAAGGCATTATCTTGAGTACCTCTATCTGTTTTCTTTTTCTTTTTTCTACCTAATGGTTCTTTTTCATTATACCCATCAGGAACATTACCAGGATCTGATTGGGTTCTTCCTACCCCATATAGTGAAGCTAAATCATGAGGTGTACCATAAGATTTACCTGTTTCTTGAGGATCATTTCCTTCATTTTCTATTTGAGATAATCTAAATTTACGTTTAGCATCTTGTTTAACTAAAGATCTGTATTCATCATATTGGTCTTCACTAAAGTGAAAAATGTTTTCATAAATCCAATCTGTAGGAATAATTTGACTATCAATCATTGATTGAGCTAAAGTCATTTTTTCTGTCATTAATGCTACTCTCTCTTGATCGTATATAATTGATGGGGTAGTCATTGATAATTCAAAGTTAGTTAAACTTTCATCTTTATAACCTTGAGTATATAAATGTACTAATGCTATCTTTTGTAATTCAGATACAATAATTCTTTGAATTCTTTCTATCGTACGAGCAAATCTAATATCTTGTGCCGCTAATGTAGCTTTACCATCTGTATCAGCATCGTAACCCATAAAAGCTTTAGGTACTTTTAAAGCAGCAAATAATTTTTCTCTTAAATATTCTACATCAGCAATACCATCGTATTGTAATCCTGGGGTAGTGTCTATTTTAGTTGCTGTATCATTACCTCTAATTGGGATGTAAAAATCCTCTAACATGTTTTGCATGTTATATTTTAAGTTATATTCCCCTGTTTGTTTATCCATGTATGGAGTACGTTTCATTTTAGAAATAGTCTTTTGCATAAAATTTTCTACTTCAGCAGGTGGAATATTTCCTACGTTGATGTAAAATATGCGTTTTTCAGGTGCTCTTACTATTCTATGTATAAGCATCGCATCTTCCATTAGGACGTACTGTTTAAACAATTTACGTGCTGGTTCTATGTAGGATCTACCATAGGGTAAAAAGTTGGTATCTGTAAGCAACCTAAAATGGGTCATTTCATAATTGTCAAATATAATTTCACTACCATTTAAATTATCTGAAGTTGGAACATTATAATAACCATAACCTCCTGCTGAGACTCCTTCAGGGTTGAATTTATATTGTATTGTTGCTGGTTTATCTGGTTCTCCTCCTTCGATTCTTTCTATGTGATATGCATTGTAAGGTATAACGTTATATACACCAAATTTTTCGGCAATTTCTAATTTTAAGAAAAAATCACCATATTTACACATATTTCTAATCCAAGGCCAAAGATTAAATTCTACATTTAAAACATCATAAAATAAATTATACAATATTTTTTGTATATTTTCATCAGAACTTCTAATTTGAAGTACTTCACCCATATCATTTTTAAGAGTACTTTCATCAGCAATAATATCTAAAGCAGAAGCTATAATAGCATCTGTATCCATAGAATCATATTCTGAGTAGAGTTGGGGTCTTAATGTTTGATAATTGAAATTACTTTGGTAACCATATAAAGAAGTAGGAGATGTGGAGTATATTCTATTAAATCTATCTACTAATGAATTAGTCTCATATTCACCTGATTGTTGGATTTTATTAACATCCATAACCTTAATTTGGTTCCCACCTTGGTTACGAATTATTACATCAGTTGAAAATAACCTTTTTAATCTTGAAAATAATCTTGTATCTGCCATTTTTTATATTCTTATATTATATAAATATTATAGGAGCCATTTAATGTCCTCTTCTCCACCCGAATATGGGTTATCTATTTTCCATGGATTTTTATCTTGAGATGGGGTATAAGCACCTATATAATTTGTTTTATTAGAAGCTATACCATTTAACATACTTTTTGATAAATCAACTCCATGTTGTTTAAATCTAAAAGCTGTATCTCTCATGTATTGACCTATGCCAAAAGACATAACTAAATCATCATTATAACCTTGTTGTGCTTCAGGTCTACCATTTCTCCAAATAAAGGTTCTCATTTCCTCTAATAACCTTTTAGAATAAAATGTAACACCTTTATCAGATATTGATTCTTGAAACTTACTTATAACCATAGGTCTTGTTCTTGATGACATTGTAAATCCAGGGGTCATTTTTGATGTATCCATATATTGTTCAAAATACGAATCAGCTCTTACTTCTCCACTCTTAGGTGAATAATAAAAATTAGTGTATCCTCTATCTATTATTGTTTGTATTGTTGACCATCCTATACTTGCATTTTCTACTACTAATAAAGCATTATTATATTCAGTTGCTATACCCACTAATAAATGTCCATATTCTTTAGTTCCTAATTGTCCTTTATATTCTGCAACTTGTACATTATTTTCTACATCAATAATATGGAATGCAGAATAATCTTTTCCATCTCCTCTAGCAACATCTGCTATAACCATATAATCTCTTGAATAATCACATGGTTCCCACACCCATAAGTTACGATCTACTCCTCGCCTCTCCAAAGGATCTTTAATAAATGTTTTTTCATAGTATTCTATATATTCAGGATAAAATACTACATCACCAGAAGTAGAAAAATCACAATCACATTCTTGAGCCGCCATTCTAGGATCACCTAGTAATTCATCTTGTCTTGCTCTCCATGCTTCATCTCTTTCTGGGTGGACATACCAAGGTAATTTAATAGGTAAAAAATCATTTTCTTTATTTTCTGCTCTAACCCAAGTTTGGTGAAACCAATTTCCAGTACCATATGGGGTTGAAATTGCTATACAACCACCCCCTGTAGCTAGTGTTTGTTGAGCTGAAGCCCAAATTTCACCTATGTTTTCAATAAATGCCGCCTCATCTATTAATAGTAAAGATACTGCTTCTGATCTACCTGCATCTGAAGCAGCTGAGGTAGCTTTAATTTGGGACCCATTTTTTAACCTAAGGTTTAATTTGTTATTTTCTGAAGCATCTACTTTAAGCCAGGAAGGTAAATTTTCATACATGAATTTTACCTTTGTAACCATATTTTTAGCTGTTTCTTGTTTAGTTGCAATACATAAAATATTTCTATCTTTATGAAATAACATTGTCCATAAAGAGTAACCTGCTGATAGTGTTGATATACCTAGCTGTCTAGATTTTAAAACTATAGAATATGGGTTATCTTGAAATAAAGATAACATTTTTTCTTGAAAAGGAAATAATGAAAATTGAATTCTACCCCTTTGAGGGTGCTGTATAAAACAGTATTTTTTCATAAAATGTACAGGATCTGATGCACATTTTAAATATTCTTGTCTTATAACCTTTTTAATATCACTCATTTATAATAATGCAATTAATGTTAATATGGGTAATATAATGGATCCTGTGAACCCTACCAACTTAAGTAACTTTTGTTTTCGAATTTCTTTTTTTTGTTGGATAATTGTGTCTTCCTTAAAACCTAATTCTTCATTTTTATTGTCTAAAATTTCTTGAAAATTTTCTATTTGATATTGTTGATTTTCTGATTTTTCAACTAGCTTAAATATAACATCTTTTTGTAATGAAATAGTATTAGTATTTAAACTATCCTTTTCTTTATAAACTGTTAATAAACTATCAGTGATTTCATACTCTAGTAAATCATTTAAAATGATTCTAGCGTCTTCAAGATGCATTATTACCAAAGTATCACCGTTACTATTAACGATTTCCTGTATTTCTCCTCTTGAGATAGTCTGAGAATGTATTGGTAATATCATCGCTATCCATATTAGTAACGATAGTAGATACTTCATTTCTTTTTTTTTCTAAATCCGAAAGTTTTTCTTCGGTTTGTTTTAATATAACTTTTGTGCTATCTATTGCATATAGCATTACTGTAATTTCTTCTTGTAACTTTTGATTTATTCTGTTTATACTATCATTTGATAATAACAACCTTTCATTTTGTTGTTTTAATGAATTTATTTCAGTTTCGTATGTTTCTATCTGTGTTGCGGGTTGGAATAAAAAACTTAAAATTAGAGCAACTGCAAGAACAATTATAAAAACTAATTTTATGTCTTTAAAGGGATTTTTCAAGTTTTTTCTTTTCAGCTGTCATGTCTTTCAGCTCGTCTTTAATTTTATCTTTAGCTTTACCCTCAGCTTCTTTAAACTCTTTAGCTTTTTTCTTCATTTTAGCTGTTAGTTTTTGAAGTTTGTTTGATATAGTAGCTACTGAATCTTTTTTCTTAGCTCCTTTAGATGCTGCTTTATCTTTTTCTTCATCAGACATTTCATCTTCATTAAGATCTGATCTGTTTTCAGGAGCATTTATCATCATTTCTCTAGCAGATTCTTCAGCTCTATCTAAACCATCAAATACATCATCGTTGCCTACTATGTTGTAATATTTATCTTTAAGATTTTTTACATCTTGTATAAATCTCCCAATTTCATTATAAGTTCCAGAACTCCAAGTACCTTCTCTTATATCAGCAAAGGTTGTTTGAAGTCCTTTTATTTGTTTTAGGTTTTTAACTTTAGTGAGTGTTTTACCTACTTCATTTTCTATTATCCTAATGGCGGCATCAAGATCAGCTCCTTTTTTTAACTCTTTTAAAATATATAGAATTTCCTTTTGGTGTTCTACTATTTCCATTAATTGAGCATTAGCTTCAGTAGAGCTAATTTCATTTAAAGAATCTTCTTTTTTACCTGTGGCAGCTAATTTTCTAAGTGGTTTTTCTTTTCCCCCACCTCTTTTAGCTTGTTGGAGTTTATCTTCTCTTTCTTTATCAGTCATTCCTTCTGATAGTACAGATTTAATTTCGTTTTTGATTGCTTCCTTAAGTTGGGCTTTTTTCATTATAAAAATATTTTATTATAAATATTGGGGAAGAAGTGCCTCTTGAAATATTTCTATACGTTCTTTAGTAGTACCCTTTAATCTTACTAAATTTTTAATTTTCCAACTATATCTATTCAAGAATTTATTTATACTAAGATCTACTAAATCTCTATATTTAGCATCTGTTTCTCTAACTCCATTATCTTCAATGTCAACTCCCTCAGGAGAAACATAAAATATATAATCATAATCCTCAATAAAATTCGCTGCAAGATTTTCAAAATCTTCTAATTCATTAAAATCAATTGAATCAGCTAAACTAGTAAATGCCATAACATCAATAACTGTTCTATCCGTTATTATGTTTTCTTGGAGCAATTCAGCTGCTCGTTCAGCTAAAAATATTGTTTGACCCTTTAATGTTGAATCTGTATTTAATGGAATACCTAAATCTCTTAAATACTTAGAACGTTCTGTTCTAAATGTATAATCCTTAAATTCAGGAAATGTTTTTAATTCATTCACTAATGTAGTTTTACCTACAGACATTGTACCACAAAAACCTATTTTCATAATTATAATATAATAAAATTGTTTAACATATCAAAATCTAGCTACCATTTTCATTGATGGATTTTTATACCAAGGTAAACCTTCTTTGCTTTGTTGATATTCATTGAATTCTTCTCTAGTTTTTTCAAATCCAAAAAGATAATATTTTTTAGAAACACTTCTATCTTCTGAATTAACAGGTTCAATAGCTGGACCTTCTGTGTTGTGGTGAATCCAATTTTTGTTTTTATCTTCTCTAAATAGGTGGTGTAAAGCACCCTCTACTCTAATGGTTTTGTACTCGTAAAATTTCTCTTTCTTGCTCATTTTTGTTTTGTTTAATTAAACTTTCAGCAACATATATTCCCTGTGCCCCTGATACTGTAATACCTCTTGCTGATAAAGCATCACCTACAAAGTGTATATTTGGGTAATCTTCTAAACTTAAATCATTATAATTAACTAATGGTTCAGGTGATAGATATTTAACTTCAGGCATATAAATTCCCCAATCATTTCCTAATGTTGGGAATACTTCCTTCATATCCTCAATAAAATCTTCTATATAAAAAGCATAATCCTCTAATGCATCATATAATGGTAACATACTATTTACTACTTCTACCTTTACATAGTCACCTTCTGAGGTGGTAGATGGGACTCTATTTGAATTAGGGGAGTAAAATGTACCTTTACCATTCTTTTGCAATTTTTTAACTGCTTCTCTTGACCAATCAAATGGTTTATCTATACCTCTAATTTCCATTAGTATACCAAAATTAGTCATATCATTTCTATATGCTTCATCCTTTTTAGCATGACCATTGTAACTATAATCTCCATATGTGTGTTCTGCTGCTACATAAGCTGCATTATTGTTTGTACAAAATGATCTTAATGATACACCTTTATCTTCAAATTTTCTATATAATTTAAAATCGTAACTAATATCAATTAGTTTTTGGAAATGTTTTTGTGGTGCTTCAAATCTAACTCCTATTTGAACTGCTTTAGGTTCTGTTTTTAATTTATACTTTTCAGCTAAACGTTTACCAAAATCGATACCTGATTTACCCACACCAAATATTAGTTTATCAAAGAATATCCAATCATCATCTGATTGAGGATATTTTTCAGATGTCATATCAATGTGTTTAGTTTTAAAATCAATTTTAGTTACTCTCCACTGCCAGTAAAATTCAACACCATTATCAACTAAGTATTTATACCAATTTTTACCTATTTCGTGTAAATAATCTGTACCAACGTGCCATACAGGAAATAGTTTTAATCCAAAATATGGTTTTATAAATTCTGGTTCTGCTTGAGGATCAGAACATTGTACCGCTTCTGGTTTAGGGTGAAAACGTTTAAAATTATTAATGACTTGATCCATTAACTCCATTGCCTTTTCATTCCCACAATATTTTGATAATTGACCTCCTACTTCAGTATGATAAGTTAATTTACCATCTGACCATCCTCCTGCACCTAACATTCCTGTCATTACTTCTTCAGGTAATCTATCATGTGGGTCTTTACCCATATCAATAATTTTAATTTTACCTTTGTATCCGTTATCTATAAGCTTAGTAGCTGCATTTATGTTTGCTACTCCTGCTCCCACCATTACTGTTACTTCCATTTATGTATTTATGTTTTTGTTGTGAATATACGAAAAAAAAGTGGCGTCTCCAAATTAGAGACGCCACAGCTGTCATTATTATTTTTTAAGTCACCCGGCTATGAATCGGGTTAAATATTAGATTACTGAGTTATTACAAAGGAATAACCTAGAGCTCCACCCCCTTTAGATTGAGGAGTTATACTTAATTTTCCTTTTTCCGTTACTGAAGAGAAATTAGGTCCATATTTTTTAAAAATAGCACTAAGCATATTTTGTAATGTCATTTTACCTAATTCAGCTGCGTCTTTTACTTCACTTTTATCAGCACCTGTAATTTCTAATTTTGCAGCTCCCATTAAATTATCTCTACCAAAAGATTTAACCATTTCATCCCCCATATCATTTGCACTTTTAACATCCATGGCTTCATTTAATCTATTTTTATATTCTTCTTCAGAAATAACACCTGCTAATTTTTGCATTCTTAAATATTCTTCATTAGTTGATTCTTTCATATCATCTTCTTCGTAAGTTGAATCATCTTCCTCATAAGTAGTTGAACCATATCCACCTTCGCTTACTGAATCATCTTCATCGTACATGCTATCCATACCATGACCTTCATCCATTTTTTCTTCCTCATCAACCATTTCTTTCTTCTTACTACCAGTCATTTTTTCATAAAGTTTTTCTAACTTCATTTTAGCTCTTTCGATTTCTTTGATTTCTCGTTCCATCATTTTAACTCGTTTCTTATCAATAAGTTCAGATAAGTTTTCGTCTTCGCTAACCATAGATAGTCTTTCTTTTTTCTTATCAGCCATTTCTTGTAAGTGGTTGATTTTAGATTCCATAGCTACAACGGCTGATTGTTTATCAATTTCAGCTAGTTCAGCCATATATGATGGTGATTTCTTTTTGCCTTCGTTTAAATTTCTCATTTTTTTATTTTTAGTTTTAAATCCGTTTGGCCTTTTATAACCCTATGGATTTGGCCCTTTGGTATAAATATATTAACTCCCTCTTTAAGTTCCAAAGGCAGCTCATTATCTCGCTGAAATTGCCATCCTTTGCCTTCTAATACTGTTACTGTTCTGTCTTCTTGGTCTGTGTGCCATATTAAAGACATTGGATCTACATCTTTAGAGAATGTTCTTGTTGTATCTTTATCAATGTATGGGTTCATTATGATCTTTGTAATATTTTAAATGCTTTTACTCCAGCTATTTTTCTAACTTCATCAGTTATATAATCTACTGAATCAACAGCTGATACATCATCCATTTTTGTAAACGGGTATGGATCTACTTTTACACTAAGGATTGATTTTTCTTTTGATGGGTTGATTTTAATGTCTCTAGAACCTACTATTGTTACACCAGGTAATGATCTTATATCTGATAGAATATCTCCTTGGACTCTGTTAGATAAATCGGTTAGTAAATAAGCTTCAACTCTAAAAATGCTATCGTAATCTATTTCTTCGAGTTTAACTTTAGCTTTTTTAGTATTTTTTACAAATTGTTTACCTTTTTTACTACCTCTAACTTTTTTAGCTGCTGTAGATTTTCTTTCGGCTTTAGATAATGATTGTGCTTTTTTTCTAGGTAAACATCTTGTAGTGGCTTTACCTTTTTTCATCGTACCACATTTACCTGCTATGTTACCTTGAGTGTCTATTCTAACCCAGTCTTCTTTCTTAAACCAGTCACGTAGTGATTCAGTAACTTTATCTATGATTTCGTTAGTTTTTTTTTTCTTACCGCTCATTTGACCTTTACATACTTTAACAGCACGGCCAGATAGGTAAGCAGATGATTTTTCTCCTGCTGCCATTCTACGTTTGCGGTAAGCTTCACCCTTTTTACAGAGTTTTTCTCTAATTAAACCTTCAATTCTATTTTCTTGTAATGAATTCATATTACCAAAAAGTATTCATTTTAGAACCTAAACCTAATTGATCAGCGTATCTAGGTAGATTACATGACCAGTATCCTGCTTTTGTTCTGTCTTTTTTGTTTTTGCAGTTGTGACGTGCTGCGAATGCGTTTCTAGCTTTTTTGTTTTTAATTTTAGCTCTTAATCCACCTGAACCAAATGATACTTTTTTAATTTTTTTAGTTTTTGGGTCTCTAACATATACGTAATATGCTTTTGAGCCGCCTCGTTTTGGTTTGTTTAGTGGTGGGTCTTTTTTCTTTGATTTAGCCTTTTTCTTTTCGTCTAATTGTTCCTCTTCATTCACCATAGGCATATCTAAAGGTACTTCTTCACCTTCATACATTCCAAAATTACCTAAATGTGTTTCTAATATCGCTTGATCATCTTCAGATACATCTATTATACCTCTTACCCATAATGCTCTTGCTTCTCTTATAAGCTCAAAATGTTTTTTGGATCCCATTCGGTATACTGATTCAAATAGGGATATTTTTTTATCCATGTGGTATTGTAAACCTTCTGATATTAGGTGTTTTACTTTACTTTCTGTTAGGATAGGTGCTTTACCTCCACAATCGTTACAACCACATCCACAGTCCTTTTTTTTAGGTTGTGATAATACTTCTTTTATTAATGTTTGTAGTCGTGTCATGTGTATAAATATTATGATATTTTAGCAAATACTGAACTAGATTTTGTAGCTGATGAGGCATATCGGATCATATCTGAGATTATTTCATCTTGTATTGATTGATCTTGAGCTTCAATTGTAGAAGCTAACTTAGTTGACATATATTTTGATACTAACCAGTTTAAATCTTTACTATTTATTATAGCATCAAATTCGTCTTTTGATATACCTTCTACTATTTTATTATAATTTGAATAGAAATCTTCTGTTAAATCTTCATCTTTAGATTTAAATTTAGATTGTAAATCTTTTGGGGATGGTAATAGGGGTAAATTATTTTCTCTTAAAATATCATTTATAGCACCTTGACCTATTTTACCATGAGATGCTGTTTTACCTTTAATTTCACCTGCAAAATTGGAGGCAAAATTAAATGTTCTAAATGTTATAACTCCATCACTATATATTATAGCTGTATTATTGTTTGTAGGTCTTGAATCTGAATTTGTATAAGTGTATCCTTCTTTATCTTCTTCACTTAAATTATAAGTTCCTATTTTAGCTTCTTTTCCTGTTTTCTTTAAAGAAACCCCTATTAATTTATTTTCAGCGTAAAGATCAGCTAATAAAGCATTTAATTCTTTTAATTCAGTTGGAAATTGTGTTGATAGAATAGAGGCATCTACCATCCAAATATCTGCAGGATTCCATTTATCGGCTTGCATTGAAATACCAGCTCCTTTTTTAGCTGCTTTATAAGCTTCATATATGGAATTTACAAATGAAGAACCTCTGTGTTGTTGAAATGAAGAATTTGGGAAATTAGATAATAAAATATTAGCTGTAGAAATAAATGTGTTAGTCCAACTAGGTTGATTTTTTATAAAATCTAATACTTCTTCTAATGAGCTAGATATATCACTAAATTTAAATGCTTCTTTTATATTTTCTTCTGTTAAATCTTCTTCAGAAAGTTGACCTTTTTTAACATTATAAGCTATAGCATTTACTACACTTTGAGAAGATTCTTGAATAGCAGTACTTGCTGCTCCTCCTCCCATTCCTTTTCCACTACCAAATTCAGGTGTTTTTTTAAATAATGATAAGCTATAAGCATTGCCCTCTGTGTCTATTAAGATTTTAGCTCCTCTTCCAAAGGCATTATAATTCTTATCTTTAAGGTTTTTAATGGCTTCAGTAGATCTTTCAACATCAATAGTAATTTTAGAACCATCATTAAGCTCAAACGATTGTTTTTTTTCAATTTTTTCTAAAAATCTTTCTCCTCTATCTTCATATTGACCCGCAAGTTCATGCCTTGAGGTATAAGGTTTATTTAATTCAGTTGGGGATAAAGCTGCCTCTTTTAAAGAAACTTCAATATTTAATTTCTCTAATATGTTTTCGAGTAGTAAAATATCCTGCTCATTATTTATGTCAGGATATCCTTTAGGAAATTTATAGGAATATAATTTTAAAAACTTATCTATTGAATCCATATTAACTTTCTTTACGTTCTTGCCAATCGTAAGATACACTATCTTTTGTAATAGGACCACCTTTAGCCCAAGTTCTACAAGTTCTAGCTGAATGGCATTTAAAATTATGCATCCAACAGTATCCTAATCTACCACTATCATCTGATACTTGACCTGGCATACATTTATCCATTCTAGGTGAAATATCAAATGCTACACAATTTCCGCAAAGTGATTTTTTAGCTGCTTCTTCTGTTGTGTCCCAATATTCAGCTAAGTCTTTCCAGTAGTCTCCTGGTTCATCTACATTTAATGGGCCATATTTAATATAATCTGCTTTTATAGAAGCGTCTCTATTTTTAGTATTTACTTCTAAATCTTGAGTAGCTATGGGACAAGCCATTGCTGCTTCATGTAATGTTCCTTCTTTAAGATATTTTAATAAATCAAATTCCATAATTTTATACTTCGACTTCTACATCAGTTGAGTCATCTATAGTTACTTCTTCTCCACCACCTGCTTCTTCACCACCAGCATCATCAAATCCTGCATCGTCTCCTCCTGCTTCATCTTCTGTTTCAGGTGGACCATACCTTAATAAACGAGCAATTGCTTCAGCAGCACGTTCTTCTTCAGGTAAGTTAAGTAAATAGTATTTTTTACCTTCAACTTGTGCTATCCAACTTCTACCCATCCATATAAGATAAAAATTTTCATCATTTTGTAAATTAATTCTGAATGTAGTTGGTCTTGGTGCTACCCAATCTATTGAGGCTATAAAACTATCAAATTCAGCAGTTAAAAGAGATACTATTATTTCCTTTAATTCAGGAAATTTAGTTAGCTCGTCATATTCAACAGCAGCAATTTCAGCTGTTTTTCTGTCTTTTATGACTTCAAATGCTAGTCCTTTTATTCTATCTTTTAACTCTTCTTTAGTCATTATCCTCTAAGTTCTTTAAGAATAGTTTCTGCCATTCTTTTCTTTTGTTTAGCAGTTGGTCCTTTACCTGCACCTTTCATTTTTTTAGCTGCTATTGCTCCTGCTACTTTTTCAGCTTCTTTTTTAGTGTAGCCTTTTGCTTTGTCTACTTTTTTAACTAGTGAATCAAAGCTTTCATTTGTTTTAACTTTTGAAGCTAAATCTTGTAATTTTGCTAAAACTATTTTCATAGAAGCATTTGAAGAAAAATCTAATTGTTCTTTATCCTTAATCTGGTTGTATAAACTTAACATTGCTTTAGCCATAGTAGGAATATCCTTAACTTCTTGATTTAATTTTGTTAAAACACCACCTGGAAGTTCTGCTTCATTTGCTTCAGCTTTTTCTTTGTCTTTAGCTGCTTTAACCATTGGTTCTTTTGTATCACCATCTCCATCTATGTCTGGATAATCTGGTCTTTGTTTTTTTTCATTCATAGGACCCATTAAAGCTGATTTAATAAGTTCTTGTAGTCTGTTTTTATCTTTATACATGTCCATGTTTTTTTTAGCTTTATCCATTCCCGTTTCATTTAACCCACCAGTATCAATAATATCTCCATCTTTATGAGTTTTAACATCTTTCATTTTTTTAAGAATACCCATAAGATCTTTTTTACTAGCACCTAATTCCTTAGCTGCATCCACTAATGGTTTTAAGCCAACGGCTCCACCTTCTTTTTTTAAGATAGATTTAACTTTTTTTTCTAGTTTATCTACTGGTATTTTATCTTCTTCCATAATAGTATCTATTTCTGATAGGGTTTTTTCTTCTTTTTCTGCTAATTTTTTAGCCTTAGATGTAGCAATAGCATAATCAGAAGGTTCAAGTTTATCTTTACCCCCCTTTTGTTTTTTAAGAGACATTATTATGTCTTCTTTTTTACGCTTTTCAGCAGCAGTAAGTTCTTTTTCTTTTAAATTAGCGGATTCCTTTTGGATGAGTTTAATTGCTCTACCGTATGCTACTTTGTCTGGGTTAGGTCGGCCTGATTCTGGGTCAATGTATTTCATGAGCTTTTTTTTATTGCCCTTTAACATACCCCCATAGATTTCTTTATATTTAGAATCTACTTTGTCAGCCTCTTGAGGAGTTAAGGCTTCTATTATATGTCTTTTTAACTCCGATTTTTTCAATTTTTAAGCTTTATCTTCAGCTACTGATGCTTTTTTATATTCTGCAATCAGTTTTTTAATTTTTGTAGCGGCACTTCTTGCTCGGCCATGTGCTGCTTTACTTGGTTTTGAGTGTTCTAAAGACATCTCAGTCCATAACTCGGCCATTTTCATATAGATTTCATTTGAATTCATAACAATTTAATTTAAATACTTTAATAACTAACCTTACGCTGATTGTTGAACAACGTGCTTTCTTGTGAAATAAGTAATTGTGTTACCAATTTGATCCATTAGTACTTCATCACCCATTCCTTTAGCTTCTTCTTGAGCTTTAGTTAAAAGACCTAATACAGCAGCTGTATCAGCATCTTCACCTGGGACTTCAGTTTTAACTTCAATATCAGATTCTTCTGATTCTTTATCAACGTCAACTGTTTCTGTATCCTTAACTTTAATATCTTCTTTTTTATCTACATCTACGTTTACAGTATCTTCTAAATCATCTTCCCTTTCTTGTTCATTTAAAATAGAAGTGATTTTTTCTCTGATCATGTTTTTAAGAGATTCTTTTGTAAGTTTTTTGTCTTTCATCTCTTCTTTCATGTCATCTTCTGCTAGTGTTCCATCAGGGTTTACTTTAATTCCCATCTCAGCTGAGGATTTTATAAATTTTTCTTTTTCCTGGTCGTTCATTTGGTCCCAGTGTTTAAATCCCTCTTTAATTACTTCATTAACGTCTTTAGGTTCATCCGCTTTTAACTTTTTAAGTTTTTTCTTTTGGAATTTTAAATCTTTTTCAAGCTTTGCAATATGTTTTTCATCATCAGCAATAGCTCCTTTAGCTCGTTTTTGTTCTTCTTTATTACCTTTTTTAGAGTCTTCTTTTTTCTCCATTAAGGGATTATTGTAAAGAAAATTTCTTAAATCAAATTCATTCATTTTTTAATTTTTAAAATATTTAAATATATCGATAAATATGTGGAGAGTTGTTATCTATGCGAGTTTTAAAAGCCTCTTCCAAATTCAAAATTAATTCCAAATTCTTGACCTATTTCTTCCATTACTTCTGATGGGTCTACACCCGTAGATCTAATTAATTCAAGTATTTCACCTACTACTTGACCTGTTCTTTTATCTGTACCTGCAGCTCCAAAGTCAGTTTCTTTTAAGTATTGTTTTTTAAACCATTTACGTGTATCAAAATTTCCCATAATCTTTATTTTTTATTCTTCAGGTTTTTTTTCTATTTTACTTCTTTTAGTTCTAGCTTTTGAAGTTGCTGAAAGCATTAATCTTTCTTCCATACGAGCTAATTTTTCTCTTAACATAGTATTTTCTTCAATCAATTCATCAATTTTAGTTTCTAATTCTTCAATTTTATGTTTTAAATCTAGAATTACTTCAGACATTAATTTGTCTTTTAAGTTAGCATCTTTATTTAATTTCTTTTGGTTTAATTCTACTCTTTTTTTGTAAATTAACCAAATTTCTTTAACACCTAACGCACTAGTTATAGCAGTTAAAATGCTCATCAATACTTCTTGTTCCATTACTATGTATTTTTTTCAAAAGTTATTTTTATATGTTTACTTTTATTAAAAACAACCCTTTATACTGTTATAAATATTGGGAAAAAATGAGAAAGATGTAGAATAATTACTTTTTTAGACTTTTAAGATATTTAATCCCTTCAAGTAAAGCTTCATCAGCCCTTTCTTTATTTATTCCACCAACCCACTTTTCAACTTCACCAGATTCTGTAACGAATCCATCATTACTTTCAGATATTTTTGATTCCATGAATTGGGTATATTCCTGAATAAGTTTATCAATTTCTTGGTTATGAATTTCTTGAGTGTGAGATTTCCACTTTCCCTCAGTTTTAAGTTGGGTTTCTTTAACTGTTGCACAATTTAAACACATTTTATGTGCTTTAAAATAGTGGGGGTCTAATTGTTTATTCATTATACCGTTACAAGAGGGACAAAAAAGAGGTACAGTAGCTGTTTTAAATTTATCTAACTTGGTAATGTTTTGTTTAATACCATTTTTAATAGTCCAAGTACGATTATTTTCTTCCCAAATATCACCTTCTTGGTGAAATTCTTCTTTTTTAGTATAACCTATACCAGCCCCAGTACGCTCTTTTGATTTGCCCTGGATAATATTTCTAAGACGTTCAACGTCTTTTTTATTGAATTCTTTTTTTAAAATATTATCTTTCATTTTCCTTGTCCTCTATATTTCTTTTTATAGTTAATAGAAGATTTTAAACTTGAAGTTTTAGACTTAGCATGAACCCCAGGTCTTTTTCTTTTTGGTTTTTCTAATTTATTTGTTGAATATGCTCTTGCCATAACTTTTTAACTTTTCATTGCAAATAAAAATTCTCTAATAGCAATACCAAATGCTATACCAGCATAAAGTATGTTTTTATCAACCAAAAGGAAGGCCCCAACTGCACCCGCAGCTGCTGCTCTAAACCATGATGAGTTTACTATTGCTTTTACTTTGTCCATAATTTAAAATTTAGTTTAACTTATAATCCTAACTCTTTTAACTGCTTTATAGTCGAAGCAGCTGAGGTATGTAGGATACCTATACCTCCTTGAGCATTCCATTCATCAATGGTCCGCTTAAGATCATCTATTAATATTGCGTTTTCTTTAGCATAGTCTTGTTTATTAACTCTTGAAGCTAAAATAAGTTTTGTTCCGGGCATGTTCTTTTTTACCCATAATCTTTTTCCTAAACGAGAACTATTATCTGCAGAAGGGGATGATAATAAAGAATATAAATTAGGTTTTATATAATCATATAATTGTTTCCCATCGGGCATCCATGGCATTCCTACCCAAAACCTAACACCATCATCTCCTATTGCTTTCCAGAATTGATTTAATCCATTTTTATCTTTATACTCTCTAGGAGATAAACCAGTTAGATCTTCAAATCGTTTTTCAAAATCACATAACACACCATCCATATCACAATATAATGTGTATTTTGAAGGTTTAAGTTCTTCTATAATTCTATTATATATTTCTTTAAGTTTTATCACAGTTGCAATTTTTATTAAATATACGAACCTTATTTTGCTCCTCCAAGGATTTTGACAATTGTTTTTTTCTATAGTTTATAACAGTATCATAATCATCTTCAGAATCATCAAATCCTGGAATGTTATGTTCTTCATCTTTTTCTAATTCATTATCATGTTGCTCAAACCATTCTACACTATCCTGATCTGTAGTATCATAGTGATTTATAACTATTTGAATATCTTCATTTGGAAGATTTAATACATTAGATAATAAGTATTTTAATCCAAAATTATCTAACATTCTATTATCATTTTCTTCACCAAAATATTTATCAAATTTAGCATAAAAATCTAAAAATACCGGATGTGGAACTTTTCCTTGAGGAGCAGCATCTATTATTGCTATAGCATTTTCATCTGTTTCTTGTCCTGTTGGCATTTCAAATTCTAATGTTTTAATAATAGGATCCATATCTATAGTTACCGTTTTACCAAAAATTTCTTTAACTAATTCCCTAGCAAATTGGTTTAAACCAAATAGATCTTTTTGCTTTTTAGTTTCATCAATGTAAAAAGAATTTTCAAATTTAGGAACTATTTTAAAAGCATTAGGTTTTTGTTCTACTTCATAATTTTTATCAAGCCTTGATAATTGTTTATCTAAATATATTTTATATAATCTACCTCTTTGACTAAAAACTGAAAATTCTTCTTTTTCATCTTCCTCTACTTTTGGTTCTATCCATATCATACTAATATAAAAATATTTATCCCATTCATTAACCCAATTAATTATGATATCAGAGATGGTTGCCATTACCGCGTATTGTTCTCCTTTATTAGTGGGTGTCATTTCAGTATCTATATCACCTCCCTTTGTAAGGGTAGTAAAATTTATTTCTACATCTAATTCTTGATAATCAGGATCATATTCGGCTTCAAAATTAACTACATATTTAGTACCTAAATCTGTTTCAAATTCATATACGTTTTCAGCTTCAATATTATCTACTCTGTCATCTTCATCAGTAATTTCTTTAAAAGGTTTTGCATCTATTCCTGGTTGTCTTTTTTTATAACTAAATACTTTTGAACTAGCATCACCTATTTCATTTAAACTAGTGACTTCTTCTCCATCTTTACTATCAGTCCAGTTTCTGAATGTCATGTTACCTTTTGTATATGCTTCTCTTTCTATATCATTTAAATGATCATCTTCCATTGTGTTAGTAGTAGAAATATTTTCTAATCTATCTTCTAAATTTTGGATGTGGTGTATCATTTCATGAGCAAATGATCTTACTATATCTTTAGGATGTCTACCTTCTGTGTATAATACTACTGTCATATCACTAGGACTGTAATATGCTGTTTTACCTAAAAATTGAGATGCATTTTCTTGGTCTCCGTGTTTAAATATGACTTTAGGTAAAGGTAAAATGTTCATACCTTTTTTTACCATATGTTTAGTTAAATCTTTTATTTGTTGTTTATAATCGATTTTACTAGAGTATGTAGCATTTTCATTTACTGGTTCATATGCTGAGCCAAATGGTGCTGATTTACCTTTATGTTTAGCTTGTGATTTAGGATCTATATTTTCTT